GTAAGGCTGACTATGGTTTGTCCTCCGACAACGAGGTCGGCTCTTTCTACAAATGAATGAGCTGTATCTTGTGGAAATGGTTGATTGGTATCAAAAATAAAATTTAAAAAGAATCCAGAAATAATGTCACATGTGTCATTATCTACGGTACATATTATAGATTCTCCCCAGTAAAAGTTAGAATCAAAGGGAAGTCTTAATATTTCAGCAGTATATTTCGCACGATCTGTAAATACCTTTTGATAAAATGATACTTCAGGGTTCCCAGTTAAAAATGTATCCTGAAATCCTGTGACAGCAAGCTGCATCTTATTATGATGTGTTAAAAAAAGATTCAAAAAAATACGTGTAGACTAATAGACATGAATGTTCAGCTTAAAAAATTCAACCCAGCTTCAATGGGCGATGACAAAGTTTGTGTATTTATTGGAAAGCGTGGCACAGGAAAATCAACCTTGGTGACAGATATTCTCTATCATAAAAAACATCTTCCCGCGGGCGTGGTGATGTCAGCGACAGAAGAAGGAAATCACTGGTATCAACAGTTTATCCCCGACTTATTCATATACGGTGAATACGACAAGGATATTATAGAGAGGGTTATCGACAGACAGAGAAAAATGGTGAATATGAAGCCACCTCCTGGTAGGAGCGAATTAACATCCAGAGACATTGGAGCTTTCATACTCATGGATGACTGTATGTACGATCGACGGTTCCTAAAGGATGCATGTATTCGCCAGTGCTTCATGAACGGTCGCCATTGGAAAATTTTCTTTATGTTAACGATGCAGTACTGCATGGACCTCAGCCCTGATTTGCGCGCGAACGTCGATTATGTATTCATCGCTCGAGAAAATGTAATCCAGAACCGAGAAAAGTTATATAAGGCCTTCTTTGGCATCTTCCCAAATTTCGACATGTTCAACCAGGTCATGACTGCGTGTACTGAAAACTATGAAGTTTTGGTTTTGGACAACACCAGCAAGTCCAATCGGATCGAAGACTGTGTATTTTGGTACAAGGCCAAGATACACAAAAATTTTCGTGTTGGTTCGCAACAATTTTGGAACCTTCATCAAAAGACATACAAAAAAGCAGGAGGAGCCATTAAACCAGGTCAAGATCCTAATGATGTGAAACGTAATCGCAACTCTCAAACCCTACAAGTGAAAAAGTTGAAATAATTATTCAGGGTTAACAACAAGTCCTAATTGGGCATTCGAAACAGAGGTACGACAATGGAGGACAAGGCTGTTGCTCTCATGACAAACGCGCTCAACTCGACAGGTTTAGTGAGCGAAGCCAAGGTGAATACTTTGGCAACTCATCTATCCAAAGGAGCCAAAAACTGGTGCATAAAGCAAATGAAACCTGGCGACGTGAACGAAAATCAGAAGGAGATACAAAAGTACAACTCAAAGTTGTGGACGGAATACCTCGCAAAACGGAACTACATTTTCGATACTACCGAAAATGGAATAGTCAAGCGCAGGACTCCACTAGTGATAAAGCAAGAACGTCTTTTGGAAATCAAAAACCAGATGATTGGCGAAACCTTTGTGCCACCCACCAAAAAGATCAACAAGAGACTTTTGGACCAGGCTCGTCTCAAACGTCTACTCAATTTGGTCAAGAAAGACATAGAAGAAATAGATACGGAGATGAAGGGTTTGTCCATGATCAATCAAAATTTGGAACACTACTTCATTCGTAGACCTTCCTTCAAGCCCAAGATCTTCATCAACCAGGAAGAAGAATACCTCGACCTTCCCAACATCACCAAAAGAAAACGTATTCTCAAGCGACTTTTGCACCTTCTGAATATGAAACGTTTCAAAAAAATGCAAAACATTCGTGAAAAACTTACCCAAGTTCGCAGGGACACGATGACCAAACTGGTTCAGTTGCGACGTGAAATCTTCATAAACTCGGAAGAATGTTGGGTGCGTGCAGAAAGGGCATCGGTTTTTGACAAAAAACATGCTAATGACGAACTCAAAGCCGAGCACGCCAAGCTCTCGGAACACATTTCATCAAATTTGAGTGACTACATGATCGAGATTCCAAAACCATTCAAAAATGCCACGGTAATATCCGAGAGAGATACACGAGCAAATTGGAAAAATCCAGATTTTGTAAGACTTTATACAAGCCGTGTTCGTTCACTGGTCTACGCTATCCGCAACAACGACAAGTCCAAGTTTCTGGACAGAATCAAATCAGGCGAACTCAAGCCCAATACATTCGACACCAAAGAGATATGGGATCTTTGGTACCAGGAACCCAAAAAGGAGGTGGTGGAAAAGAAACCAGAAGAATACGACGATGGTATGTTCAAATGCGGCAAGTGCAAGTCCATGAAAACCTCATACGTGGAAAAACAGACGCGCAGCGCAGATGAGCCAATGACCTTATTCATCACCTGTAGGTTGTGTGGTCATGTAATGAAACGTTAAAGAATAAACATGGAAGGTATTTAGAATGTGTAGCATCTGTGGCGAAGAAATTCAATTTGTCTGTAAAGCCAATGTACGTTGTGGTCATCACGTTCATCACGAGTGTCGTCTCGATCTCGTTCCATTTACAAAATGTTCAATATGTAATAGATTTATAATTGATAAATTTGATGTCCACTTGAGTGACAGAGATGAATTTTGTCACAAGCGTTGCGAAACAAACGCACGACGCTACTATCCACCTTGTCCAGTGGAAGGATGTGGTATGGCTCTGCATAAACACCATGTCATAACAAATAAACAATGCCAAGAACTCATTATGGAACTCGAAGGAAAGACGTATGAAGAACGCATGGCGATCTACCTTTCTTACGGATTCCGCGAAGATGAACTAGGCGGTGAAGAACTTGATGAAGAAACATGGAAAAGGATTCAAACAATCATTTCAGCCTCTTCGCAGGAAAAGGAAACCGAGGAAGAACGTATTGTGATACCAAAAGAACCTAAACCTAAACCAGTCATCAGTCTCCCAAAAACGTTCGAACCCAGAGAACTTGCTCCAGGTGAGAAATACAAACCACCAAACAAGTCTAGACAACCCCAAGAACATGGAGCTTCTCTAAAAACTCTAGTTCCTCACTCTGTGAAGGGTAGGGTTCATGCGCCCCCTCAAGAAGATTTTGCTTTATTTTCGCAAGGTCCAATCTAGAAAGCGTCACCGACCCAAGTACATAGTCCTCATAGGCCTCGGCGACCGCTGGAATTAGTGGCTTCACCAGGTCATACATCGCCTTTGCGTACAACTGGATCTCTGGTTGGGCATGACTGTCCATCCTGAGACGCAGATAGTGAAGAAGATTGTGTAGATTGATCTTCCAGTAAAACTCGGTGTAGGTCGATAGGGGTAGATGCTCCCGAGCAGTTTCCCTGGCTACCCCGTGATCAAGCAAACGTTGATAGACCTCAAAGGCCTGTTCGCATGAAGCCTTCTGGTCCCTTAGTAGTACCATGGACTCGGGCGAATCCAGAACTCCGTCGGAACCCTGATGGTTCACTTTAGACTGGCCACGGAACTCTGCTGGAACGTGGAACTCCTCGGGCAGCTGCGAATAGCGACCCGAAATTTCATTGATGCTGGCGGTTCGGTGACGCATGTGCTGCCGAGCCAGAAAGATGGGCATCTTAATGTGAAACTTGAAATCGACCATCTCAAAGGGGGTTGTGTGGGCGTGACGGAGCAGGTAGCGAATCAGACCGCGGTCACTCCGAACACTCTTTGTGCCTTCTCCATACGATACTCGGGCGGCTTGAACTATGGCGTGATCAAGATCCTCCCTCGGCATTGTATCGACAAGACGTACGAACCCATGCTTCTCAACACGGATTTCAGACATTTATACTACTATCGAATGAATTCTCTAATTAACATCCAGATATTGTTGGATTGCCTTTTTCTTTCCAGATTTCTAAACCTCCTTCTAGTACGCAGATATTTTTAAACCCGAATTTATTCATATAAACCTTTGCTATGTTCGCAACAAGCGAATCTTTCTCGTCACCGTAAAGCATGATTGGGTGATCAAACCCTGGAAATTTTAATCCAGAAGTGGTAAAAATACCCTTTCCACGTTTCTCTATATCTTCATATCCAAAATCCGATTTTTGTAAAATATCATAAATTCGGTTTAATTCTGACATAGGAAGGTTAATTGATTCTGGAAGTCTACATTTATGATAATTTTTATAAGAACCTATATGTATTAATATCATTATACTGTTTATTCATAATTTCTTACGGCGAGAGCGACGGGGAAGCGAGGAACGCCGTCTTGGGTGA